ATATTCTGTTGAGTTAGTTTCCACAGAATATCAGAAAGAGTACCGGGTCCAGTATCGGCATAGACTTGCTTTACTTTTATTCCCCAATCATCTGCCTTAATCCATTCATCTCTACCGATCTGAGGCGTTGCATACGAATGATTGTAGAAAACAGGCATTCCAGTCTTAATGAACTGCTTAAACGTAACTCCTTTAGGAATAATTACGTCACCTGCTTGGTCTACAGTACGAGCACTAACATATTTAATAGCAGAACGACTACCGTCTTCGAGTTTGACCTTTTCCTCAGTAGCCCAACCCTTACGAAGAACATCGCACTCATTTACGTCAACACCGTACTCAGCGGCCTCCTTAGTTATCTCATCTACAACATCCTTGTCCATCTTGAATGCTATCTTATCGAACTTACATACCTTCTTCATTTTATTCCTCCTCTTCTTCAACTTTTTTAGGTTTAGGTTTGCGCCCGGGTTTAGGATTTTCAGTCTCTTCGGTTGGCTTAGATGGCTTAGTTGGCTTAGATGGCTTAGATGGTTTACTACCGCTTTCTTGCCCGAATCCACTCATGTTATCAGTGAAAACCTTACCCTTAGCAAACGGCTCATCGTAAAGTTCGTCTTCGTACTTAGGCAACTGTAAGGACAATCTTACTTCGTTGATCGTCTTGACACCACTCTCGATGTACGTATTATTCTCTGCTGTCAATTGAGCCTGATCCCTAGGAACAGGATTGTCATACAACAGAAACATTCTAGACGATGTATCAAACAGAGGAATCAATTTCTCGTTTAACTTCTCCTCAATACGAGTTATCCTTGGTAATACTGAATTCTTAGCATACCAATATTCGCTCAACTCAGACGTAGCCTTTTTAACATCACTAGTATCAAGAATAGAATAAGGAATACCAAACGCAGCAGCAACCTCTTTCAAACTCCAAACTCGTCCCGCCGGATATTCCATCTCCGAAGGCATAAATCCCAAGGTCTCTAAATCCCAATCCTCATCGAACACTTTAATCTTGCCCGACTTGTTAGGCCCACCAAATGCAGCATTCCACATCTTCTCGACCTTCTTGATCTCAGAAGAATCAATCTTGCCGTTCTTGTACTTCACTGCGAAATCTGGACGACCCATGTTACGCAATCTTGCAGCCTCAGACTCATCCATCATATTAAATCTGTTAACCGCTCCACATACAGCCTGAGCACAACCCAAACCATAATAAATAGAGTTAGGATTAGGCGTCTTAAAATGGATTATCTCGTCTGGTCTGAATTTAATCGCATCACTATTGCTAAATCCAAAACCGTTAGGACTGTAAACGTATCCCTTGATAAGCGAATTCTTGCCGGGGATTATCTTAACGTTCTGAGACTTTAATAACCATACGTTCTGAGGAACACCCATCGAATCCCTTGCAATATACCAATACGAGTTCCCAACTAAATCAAGATAAATTGAAGTAGTTTCAAACGTCTCGAAGTTGTTGTTGCTAGGATTAACATTCTGCAATAACGAAAGCAAAGGATGATCAACTATCTCAACTACATTCTGAGCCTGCTTGATCTTAGCCAATGACTTAACTGAAGATTCGTTCTTAAGGTAATTCAAGAATGAAGCATCCTTCTCAATATGATCATGCAAGAACTTACGGCTGTCTCCTTCGCCAGATACGGCATACAACCTTAACGTGGCAGAGGCAACCGCAGCAGCATTAACAGATGAACAAATAAATATCCAACTCTTAAACTGACTCATTATCGAATCTTCAGTTACTAAACCATCCTTAGGAGGTCCGGCGAAATTGAAGTAACCTCCACTATTTCTTCCGATTACTTTTGAAGCACCTGCATTAGTAACGCCTAGGGGCCTTCTCTTCTCGATAGCATTTGCCTTGCGCTGGAGGTAGTACTGATGCTGGTACTCCTTCCTGCTTTTATTTTTATTGGCCATGATCTTATCCTTCCTTTTTTATCCACCCATTAAAAATTCTTCTTCGAGAGCTAAGTATGCCGCCTCACGACTCTTAGCCCTCTCCTCGTTTGAAATTTGCACTTCCTCCTCGTCGTCGGTTATAGTAGGATGAATGTAGACCGAAGTTAACTCATTAAACGCTCCACTACATCCGTCAACCTCATCGTCATGCTGCTGTAACTGATCTGTAAAATTGTGAAGAACATTTAAGGTAGCAGGTGCCCAATCGCAATTAGCCATCTTGACGTTTCCAATTTCAGCTTGAATAGCCAAGGATCTTGCTCTAGCTTCCTTATTTTTTCCACCAGTTGATACACCACGGCAATTGAAACCAGCCAAAAGGGTCTGAATACGATACGACTCAGACTTACCAGAAGCTCCCGGCTCCTCCTCCCAACGGACAAGATACTCATTCCCCAAGTCGTCGGCTAATCTCCTATCTGATTGCACAGTCTTTAAAAACAATTCCTGAATCTTAGCAGGATTGTCACGAGCCTTTACTATGTCAACAATGTAATAAACGCCATCACACTTCCTTATCTTAACACCAACAGTCCAGTCAGGATCTCGGTTCTTCTTCGTCGGCTTGGTCGCTGCAAAATCAAAGAACCTGCATTCCCTGCCCTTCTTTGGAATGTTAACAGGATCTACCAACTCAAACCAATCCTTGTTCATGAATTTTCCGGCCTCAGCTCGTATGTTCCATGAACCCTCCAATAATCTTCTTCTCTCAACAAGCGGTAATGACTTTAAGTTACCAAGATATCCGGGGTTAGTCTTAAGCAATATCGGATTGTCTTTAATGTTAGCAGATATAAACGTAAAACTTTTAATGCTGTCAGCCGCCCTACTCTTCAAATGATATAAAGCAGATGTAAACTCCTGCTTCATCTTAGCCAACGCATCCCTGAACCTTAATTCGCTCTCATCATCCTTAACATCGAAATACTTTGACAATTCACAACTGGACAACCGAAGCTTATGATTACTGTACTCTTTTCGTAACTTTTCCTTCTTTAATTTATATTCTTCCTTCTTCGCTTCATACTCGGCAACAAAACTAGCATCCTTCCTCAATAATTCGTTCTTGCTGCTACCCCAAATTATATTATCCCCACATCGAATAAAATAACGGACTACTCCACTCCTGTCCTTAATCGGATATCCCTCTTTGTCAATCCACCAATCAATGAAACCACGAACCCAATTGTCAGAATCAGGGTTGCATGTACACCTTACGTATGGCTTAACTCCACAAATGCTCCTGTTTCGAGAAAGCATGTAGAAAAATGTCTCGGATGTAAAATGCGTCAACTCATCAAAACATATTAAACAGATCTGACTACCCATCCATCCCATCTTGTCATTCTCATATTCCAACGTCCTGAACTGGATCTCAGCACCAGATGGAAAACGCCAATATAACCGAGACTCATTAGGACGACCATCTAAATGAGGATATATGTTCATCGACTCGTCCCATAACGCACCTTGAGAACGAATCTGCGGGTTTGTCCTCCTGAATATCGTAGCCCCAAAACCGGGAACATCTAAATGCCTTATCGTCTCCAAAAGTAAACCAAAAGTCTTGCCCCCTCCAGCCGCACCACCATAAATCACAATGTCAGCGTCCGAAGATAAAAAAGCTTCCTGCGGCCCCTTCTGCGGTTCCAATACTAACGTCTGACCTACCTTAGTCTTCCTGCTAGCCCTCTTCTTAGCCCTCGTACTGGCATTGGGCTTAGCATTGTCCTTTACCTTGGGCTTGGCATATCTCCCCCTAGGCTTCCCCGGTCTGTTACCTGTAGGATTTCTCGGCATTAATCGTTATCCTCATCCTCATCATTAATTAAACCATCATCTTCAAGACTGTCTAATTTATCCAACTCAGAAAGCAATTCCTCATCGATCTCACCCTCTTCACCATCCTCCTCATCAGCGTCATCAACGTCATCAACGTAATCAGCTAAATCATTTGACTTAGGAGCCGGTAACTTAACATCAACCATTCTGACAACGTTGGTAGCCTTAGCCTCATCATCCTTAGACAATGTAACCTGAGCAACATCATCCCCCGATTGCCTATGTATTGCATTCATAGCAGCTATACGTTGAGTAGTCGGCTGATTTTCATCCTTAGCCAAAGACGTAAGTAGTTCAAGCCTGTCACGCAATGTCATAACCTTTGAACTCCTAGCCTCCTGCTGCAATTCGTATATTCGACCTTGCATCTTTTCCTTCTGAAGAATCTTACTGAACATTGGACGATTCTTAGCATACCCAGAACCAGCCATGATAGCTTCCCATTTAGTAGGATCACAACCATGATTGATCCACTCA